CTGCACCAGCCACTTTGCGAATAATCGTACCGTCTGTACCAAAGGACGCATCACTTGTCACGTTGTAAGGCTTGTAGGAGTACGTACCAAACAGTTTCACCTTAGCGGGTATTACAACGTCTTTTACGTGATATCTTCCCGGAGGGACAATTATTTGGCGTGTCCCGGTGGCGAATGCCTTTCGGAATGCCTCAGAGTTGTCATTGGTTCCTGTGTAGTTCAGGACAGCGGCTCGCTCAGCAAAGGTCATAAAGTCCAGAACGTTAACCCCTGAGCGTAGATTGTCCAGTGCAATCTGTACATTCAGTCCGTTGGCGGTACCAATCTGAGAAGCACCAGTCGGACCTGCGAGTGAATCCGCCAGTGGCAGTGTAGTCTCAGCGGTGGTGCATACGACCAAATCCCCAGCAGAAAGCGGTTTCGCCAGCGTGATTGTCTTAGACCCTAAGTCATACTCGTAGTGCCACCCACGGTATTGACGGCTGCCGTTAATCTCGATGTACGGAACCGCAAGGACAGGCCCCTCTTTGGTAATCACGAAGGAGGTCTCACCGCCCACTGCGGACCCTTGGTTGTATACCCAGAGAACGCCGCGAATAGCTGTGGTGTCATCTCCCCAGTTCTGTAGGTAATCCTCAATGTCTTTCTGGAGGTCCTTAACTTCACTGAGAATACCGCCAGCCTCACCTAAGGTTGTGTCCAGTTGATTCTTGTTGACAGCGTCTGTACCAGTCTCTCCGGGAGCCAGTCGAACAATCTTTCTGTTACGGGCGTCTAGGTTGCCAGTATCATCCTCCGGCATTGCCAGAAGTGCCGCATCGCGTGCTTCTTCGGCGATATGTGCAGATTGCAGCTGTGAGACGTTAAGGTCGTTGGCGCGTAATACAGAACCGTCACTAAAGTCCACCACTCGCTCTGACGCAGATGTGAACCGACGAATCTCTACACGGTCGAAACCAGTGGTTGCTACCAGCAGTTTGACTCTGGTCTTGGACACGTAGCGGTACTCAGTGATGTTGCTCAGCAGTCTTCGATTGTCGTCTGACACCAACGACACACGGACAAACTTGCGGGACAGGTAGTCGAACGGGATGTCGAACTCAGCGGCCCCTACTGGGTACTGAATGACTGTTTTAATGTCTTGGTCCATTGTGACCTCCTTTAGTTGAATGAGAAGGGAAACCGTCGGGTCTCCCTATAGTGTGTCCTAATTAGTTAGGCTTCGGCTGTTGCTTGATGGTTACCCCGTTAGCCTCATAGATTTTCATGATGAGCTGCTGGGTCAGCGGGTCGTTCGGAACAAGCTCCTTGGTGGAGTTCATCAGGCCAGTCATATAGTCACGCTCAGTCGGCTTGTTAGGTGCTGTAGCAACACCATAAGCGTTCTTGGCGGTAGCAATGACGTTCCCTACGTAACCCAGAGCCGGGACCTGAGACCCCAAGTTGCCTGCAAGGTTGCTCGACTCGGCTCGACCTTTGGACGCTCCGTCTTTCTTCTGGAACTGTTCCTCCTTAGGTAGGATGGTGGAGCGCAGCATGTTGGCGTCTTGGAACCCAGCGGCACCAGCAATCATCGAGGCGATGGACAGCGGGGCACCAGTGTGGGAACTTCGAGTCAACGCTGCGTAGCCCAGCATGGTAGGGTTCAGGGCTTTCTTCAGGTAGTCCTTACGCTGAGACTCTTGGAGGCCGTAAGCCTTCACATGGGCCTGCATCGCAAAGTAAGTCCCGGCGATACCAAGCGACAGGATGTGGGTCAGTGCCATGTCGATAGCGCGGTTGTTCTTGTAGCCCTCGTAGAAGGACCGAATGAACTTGGCGTTGAGTGACTTGATGGTGAAGTTCTTGAACTGCATAGCCATCTTGACACCAGCACCGTACGCCTTGGAGTCCTGCTGGGATACCTTATGAGGTCGCAGCATGGTCTCGTCGGCAACCTTATCAGCAAGACGCCACAGGTCCATCGCTCTCGGGTCCTGACTGAAAGCCTTCTTGTCCTTGATGGTGAACTGACCGTTAGCGTCACGAGTCGCGTGGTCGACAAAGAGTTGCTTGATGCCCTTCCACTGCTCAGGACTGATAGAGGCAGCTTTGAGGAAGTTCTCTTTACCAAACTTGGAACCCTTACCGCCTAGGGCCGCACCAGCCACATCACCGAGCACACCCTGACGGGCAGTGTCCAGAATGTAGTTAGCCGTACCGTTCAGCATCTTTGTCCAAGGGGAACGAGCCGACAGCTCCTGAGTACCGAACTTGATGGTACCGATGACTGACGCCATGGCCCCACTGGTATCGGAAGCCTCACGGATTCGCTGTACGATGTCCTCACGTCCCGGACGGATTAACCGGTCGAGTTCCTTACCGAACAGCGCCCCATGGAGTTCACGGAGTTCACTACCGGACACCGGAGAGGTTCTGGTGGCTAGGTCACGCAACGTTGGGATACCGTGTAGCATCGCCTTAACGTTACCCTTAGCCAACATCCCAGCAATCTCTGTGAGGTTCTGCGGACCCATGTAGAAGTTCTTAGCGAAGAACGCTAGGTCATTCAGGGTGCGCATAGCGGTCTCAAAGGCTGTATCGTTGTTACGACGAGCACGTCCAGTGAGAATCTTAACGGTGTCCTTCAGTGCTTCCACTTCACCCTTCAGTTGTCCCTTACGTTCGGCCCGCTTGTCTAACGCCATGATTTCGTCCTTGAGCTGCTGCGTGGTCTTACCGCTTCCGCCCATGATGGAGATATCACCGTTAACTCGACGGTCGTACGCTGGGATAATCCGTGCCATGTCGAAGTCCCTCAGGTCGTTGACACTGAAGGTTGACCCGTCCGGCAAGGTGACCGGGATGTCGCTGTCGAACATGTTACGGGCTTCAAGGAACGAGTTGTTCTCGATACCGACCAGACCTGTGATGTTGTCGTCAATGACGCTGGATGCCGTGAAGTCCTCAGTGTGGCTGATACCGTACGCCTTATCCATGGCGTGCTTCTGGACCACCTCAGGTGTCACTTGGTCTACCGACTTGTAGCCGTTGAGTTCCATCAGGTACTCGTCGACACGTGCCTTGACCTCAGGACGCACTCGGTAACTGGTAAGCCAGCTCTGAGCGATTGCCTGTTGAAGTCCCTCAGGTCCACCCAGCTTCTGTATCATCAGCTCCTTAGCACCCCTGTCGTACACGTTAGGAACGTAGGTACCCTTGTGTCGACTACCGGGGAAGATGCTCACGGCGTTAGCGTTACCGAAGATACCCGGCTGTTCCATCAGTTCACGCTTGGTGTCGAAGTGCTCTTTCAGCAGGTCCATCACCTCACGTTCACCTTTGGTCAAATCAGCCTGTAACTCTGGACGCTCAATCGCCAAGGCGGCACGCTTGTAGACTTCCTGACGGATGGCTCTGCGTGACATCTTCTGCTCGCCCACGGAGAACTCTGGGTCCTTCATGGCACGGTCAACAGCGTCATACAGCTGGTTATACATCCGCTGGTCAGTCGCGTGGAGACGCTCGTGGATATCCGAAGCGGTGGCACCGAACTTACCACTAGACCCCGATTGCATCCCTGTAGGCGAGCGAACGAGGTCCTGAGCAATTGCGCGCACACCAGCATCCTTGGACCCTAAGGTCTTCAGGCCAATCTCAGTGAACCCACCTAGTTTGATACCGGGAGCTGCACGCTCTGGGTCAATCTCTGCGAAGTCACGTTGAGTCCTTGGGTTAAGCGGGTTGGTATCGCTCAGGATGGAACCATTGGCCAGAACCACTGCGCCCTCTTCGGTCGGGTGGTCGGCGAACGGAACACCTCTGTGGTCCTGCTCGAACGAGAAGTTCTCTGGAGGTAGCGTCGAGGTGTCGTGACCGCCAGTGTTGATGGCAGTCTCTCGTGCTTCCATGCGGAGTGCTGGACCAGCGAACTCATTTACGGAGTCCACTCCACGAGCCTTACGAATGCCAGCGGCCACAGCGTCACTAAGGGCAGACATGCCAGCACCGAACAGTAACCCACCAAGTGCCGCATCAGCGTAGTGAGCTTCGCCACCAGCGACTGACGTACGGATACCTTCAGAGGCAACACTGAGCGCTCCAGCCTGTGCACCTACTCGCAAGGCCTTATTAACCACCTTGAGTCCCTTCCCGGCCACACCGACCAGCGGTACATAACTGAGTGGGTCTACACCAGCACCAACGATACCAGCAGCGAGTTTCGCCCCAGTACCAGCCTCAGCGGCCCGTTGGTCAGCCTCGAAGTTATCCTTGGCCAGCTTGATGAGCGCATCCCAGTTCTCGCCGTCGCCACCAGTCACCACACCGTAGTAACTCGGAGGTAACCCGGAGTCTCGCAGCTTCTGTAAGTCCTCCTTAGACGGGACATAGGAGTTCCAGCGAGTCGGGGTCAACGTGTCCTTGAACACATCGTACCCATCATCAGCACGCGCAGCACGGAAGGCCACACCTAATGTGGAGTTCTGAATCTGAGCCTCAGCAGCATCACCGAAACCGAAGAAGGTTGACCGAGCGTTATACTCGTCGAGAGTCGTCCCGGTCTTCTCCCAGAAGTCCTTAGCGTACGGAGTGTTGGGTGCTTCCTGTGCTACACCTTCAACGTCGAACCCATGGGACTCCGGCAGCTCAGTACCTACCTTGCCAGCCTTAGCGATGCCCTTGAAGGCATCCTCTGCGGGAATCCCTTTACCCTTTGGGGTGATACCACCGAACGCCTCCAGTGCGCCTGAGTTCGGACTCTTGGCCACATCCAGCAGCTTGCGCATGTAGTTACGGCCTTCCTCAGAGATAGACCCGAAGTCTCCCTTGTCGTACGCTTGGAGCTGAGGGGCACCCGATGGGCCTTCCCCTTGGTTGTACGCTAGGGCTGCTTTCAGCTCATCCCCATTGTACTTCTTAACGAGGCTCGCAAGCAGTTTAGCGCCAGCGTCAATGGCTAACTCTGGGTTGTATCGCCCATCGTCGTCACCATCGGTCACGTTAAGGCCCATCGCTCGGGCCGTGTTGCGGGTGAACTGCATGATGCCCTTAGGGCCAGTCTTAGAGACGGCCTTAGGGTTGAAGGATGATTCGTTAAACGATAACTTACGCAGGAGGTCATAGGAGACCCCATGAGAGTCTGCTGCCTTCTGGAAGATGCCATCGTAATCGCTAGGTTTAGACTTATCGTAGCTCATGTTGTCTCCTTAATGGTTATTGGTCACCACCTCCATAGATGAACTTCGGAGTGGCTTTACGTTTCGCACGGACACGCTCACCAGCGGCCTTACGGGCCTGAGTGGCTGCGGCAATAGGTGCGCGTTTGGTTGCTTCCTTCAGTGCCTTCTCTTCGGCTTCCTTGGCCAGTCGCTGCTGCTGTTCCTGATAGGTTCGAGTCAGTAGCTCCTTGTCGTAGCGGATGCGTACAGTACCAGTGGTGTCCATCATGTAGATAGAGTCGCCCTGCTGGTACATCGTCAGCTGCTTGTTGGTCACCCAAGGGTTAGCCGCGATGATTCCCTTACGGGCTTCTTCAAGGATGTCTCGGCCCTGCTCCCAGCTCTTAGGGTCATCACTGACCTGTAGGATGTTCTTCGGTATAATACCAATGGTATCACCATCCACATCATCACCTTTGAAGGTCACAGTGGATTCTTTGAGGAACTTGTCGACCTGCTGCATCGCCATGTCGCTGTTGCCTGTACGGTACTTGACGCTGTCGTAAATCTTACGGGCCATGCCATCCAGACTAGCTGGGATGCGAGACAGCTCTGGAGACTCTGAGTTGTTCTTCAGGGACGCCCACGCTTTGTCATCCTCGTACTGCATCTCTTTGGTGAGACTGCGGCGGGAACGGTCAGCGTCGATGAGAATCTGCGGGTCAATGCCCTGCTTATCCATCATGTCCATCGTCAGGAACAAGTCAGCCTTGTCCGGGTACAGCGCAGCGAAGAGGTCCGGGTCGGTGTTACGCATGGTGCGCAGCTTGTTCAACGCTGTGGTGTCCTCCGGTAACTTACCGTTAATCACAGCGGCAGACCACTCAGACCCGGCGTCGGTCACCATCTGGCCCACAACGGTACGGAAGGCTCCACCCTCTGAGTCTGCCCGGAGGTAGCTCAGCTTCATGCGGTCCTTCTGTTGCTCCGTGAGCTGCATCTGGTCAATCTCAGCCAGCTTGCCGTTGGCGTAGTTCACCATGTCACTGTGAGTGAACTCGCCAGTGTTCTCGTTGGTCGGCATGTCCTTGTAGCTGGTGGACACATACTGGCCGTTGATACGCTTGGTGAACTGCTGGTCGATGACCTGATTCTTGTTGATAGTCTTCTGACGCTTGTCCATCTCCTTGGCTGCCGCTTGGGCCTCCTGACGGAAACGGGTCTGCATCTGCTCCTCAGCCTGAATCAAACGCTCACGCTCTGGAGTCATCTGCTCACCGGGTTGCAGGCGGTCAAGGTCTGCTTTAATCCCCTGAATCATCTCCCAGCCCTTGCTGGTGTCGTCTTGGTTCAACGCGCTGGTAATCCCGAGGCGGAAACCTTCGGACAACTTAGCGTCATTGTCGAACTGAGTCGACTGGGCCTTGACCATCAGGGCGTTCCACTGCTCCTCTCCCATCAGCTCCTTATAGGTCGATGTCTTCCCGTTGAGGGTAACCGGACGGTCTGCAAGGCTCTGGAGGAAGTTGGTAGCACCCGGACGCTGGATGACGTCGTTAAGGGACCCAATGATGACCTGCTGCGCCTGAGCGTCGCTAGGGATACTCCCGGTCTTAAGCGCATTGTCAATGTAGCGCTGGAAGAACTCACCGGACTCTGGACGGGCCAGAACGGCAGGGTCTTTGAGTACGCCGGACAGCTCCACCTTTGATGCCAGTATGGCACCCTTCTGGGCTTGCTCGCTCAGGAACGTATCGTGCTTACCGTACAGCGAGATGTTACGCTCGGTGATGTTCGCGTTGAACCCCCTCTGGAACTCAGCGTCCTCAGGGTTAATCATGAACTGTTCAGCGAACTCATTGGCACCTTCGGTCAACCGCTTGTGGCGGTACTCTTCCATCTCAGCGCGAGTACGGAACTCACCGTTCTGAACACGCTGTGCCACTTCGTCATCAATGAGGAACGCAGCGTTACGACCAGTCTTGAACCGTAGGGCCTCCATAGCGTACGGGTCATCCTGATACAGCAGGGTCCCGTTCTTGATTGCCTCCCGGCGCTGCTCTGGTGTCAACTTACGGATAATCTCGTCGGACCGCTCATCGGCCTTGTCCCGTTGACGCTTGTCGTAGGCATCCGCTGCCTCACCCACCGCAGTACCAAACTTCGCCAAGGACTGCACTAGGTTGGACTGACGAAACCCTTCCTGTTGGATGGTTACTGGGCGATACTGCATAGACGCTGAGCCACCACGGATGCGGGTAGACCCGGCCTGCGGCAGTTGGCTTAATGCTTGTTCTAATTTACTGGCCATTACTTACCTCCTACCTTAGTGCCTTGGGCCTTACTTATTGGTGCCTTGGTGCCCTTACTGTCGAATGCACCAGAAGCATACGCTGAGGCACCCTGTGAGGCCATCAGCGCCAGCGGGTCAAGCACCTGTTCCAGCTTAGACTTACCTTTACCCTCAGCCTTCTGCATGGACTTAACTTGGTCAATAGTTGACTCAGAGTTACCCAGCTGCTGAGCGAACAGTGATGCATAGTCTCGACGGTAGTTATCGGTGACCGCGTTGGCCTCCCGAATGAACTTGCCCTCCTCGATTCGACTGATACGGTCCATGCTGGCACCCTCAAGGTTTCCCTCTCCGATTGCCGCACGGATTGTACCCATGGCCTGAACCTTATCGAGGTTTTTGGCGGTCAGGTCCGCACTGGCTTCTTCCAGCTTCTGCTTCTGCTCAAGACTGGCGTTAGCGTTCTGAATGTTTGACTCTTTAATCATCTGGGCAGACTGTCGGCGCATCTGGTCATTCTGAAGGCCAATCATCTTGGCTTCATTGCGTGACTGACCGATAGCTTGCACTGCCGTCATTGCGATAGGAATGGCTGCCATCCAGCACATAGTTACCTCCTCGTTATGGTGAACAGTTGGAACTTCCCATCCTGAGTGTACTCCTCGTGGAATACAGCACCGATGGACTTAAGGAACCGCTTGTGGGGACCATTACCGACCCACACGAAGTTCCACAGGGATGGATAAACATTTAATAACATGTCCCTGTACTCCATGATTCTCTCACGGAACTCCAGCTTGCCAGCCCTGTCGAGTCTCCACACTTGGTCACTCGTGACGAACCAGCACTGGTCTCCGCAGTGTCCACCTATAGCCAAAGGAAAACCATCGTGGTCTAACGTGACACACTCAGTAACCGCTGGGAACGATGGTTCTATACCCATGGCCTGTGCCTCAAGTACGTCATGGTAGGCCGGGATGAATAACTCGAAGTCATTACTTACAGTGTTTCTTATGTACATGCTTTAAGTCCCCTCTTAGTGTGGTCTCCCTATAGTGTGCCCTAATTGAGCACACCATAAGGATTCCTTCAGTTAAATGCCGTTGGCGCGTCTGCTGTAGTTACCTTCCCAGCCACACCCAATGATTGACACCGGGGAGGCGTTGAAGGAACTCAGAGACACCTTCTGATACAGCGCGTTACCTGTCACCGGGAAACGATACTGACCAGTAGTCGTGGCCTTCTGACCCAGACGTAGACCTGTAGAGCCTACTCTGGCGTTGACCAGATAGTTGAACTCACGGTTTCCATTCTCGACGCTCACAGTGAACGCACCAGTGTCCTGATAGTTCACCCACGCTCTACGCAGCTGTAGACGTCCGGCGTCCTCTGTGGACGTTGTGCCGTCGTTCTGCTCCTGCTTGATGAGGAACCGACTGAACACATATTGGAAGTCGTACAGGAACCCAATGACGATATCCTTGCCAGAGATGTCACCGCTAATGCGGATGTCTGGGGTTGAATCCCAAGAGTCACCCAGCGGCTCATACTCGGTGATTTTGCCGTCACTCTCGCAGATTGCCACCGTACCCTTGGAGAACGACGCACCGTAGATGTCCTTGACGTTCACTACCGTCTGGTTCGTCTCAATGTCGTACGCAGTCTCTGAGATGTGGTATGACCGCTTGGCATCCACGTGGAATCGGTAAGGCTCGAACGGGAAGTCAGTCGACTCCTTCTTAAAGTCCACCGCAGCTATCCACACGTTGTAGGAGTTACGCATCAGCAGGTACATCGTTGAGTTGATACAGTTTGCTGCCATCACCTCCACACCGTCCCCGAAGTCCCAGTGGGACCACGACTGCTGCCGAATGTTCTCGTCCATGTAGAGGAACTTGTAGATGAACACCTTGCTGGGAGCACCTTTTGTCAGCACACACGCGAAGTTCTCCGTGCCAGAACCATTGATGCTGTACACACCGTTCGGGATGTAGTTCGGGACGTGGGCCGTCATGTCCTCTGCATTCTTCACAGAGCTTACATCCTGTACCGCGTAGTAGCGCATGATGGACGTAAAGGAGCTGCGAGGAGACGCATAGTAGATGTTCCTGCCGATACCGTAAGGACGCGCACGGTCTGACACATCGAACTGAGTTGTCAGGTCCAGCTGTGCAGTCTTAGCGGACAACACACCGTTTGCCGACAGGACGAACTGTGCCTCATCAGACCACAGCAGAAGCTCCTCAGCGAAGCTCACAGCGTACTTAAGGACCGACACTCGGTTATGGCTCACAGCAACATCCAGCGGGTCATCATCCGTATAGTTGGCCACTGACGGCGGGTAGAACTCGAAGTATTTACTGGTACGGGACATCACTATGTTCTCCCCAGAGATGAACCCTAAGCGGTTCCTGAAGAAGAACACGTCAGTTATCGTAGAGTTCACAAAGGATGGCTGAGGGTTGGTATCATCATCGCCAGCACGGCGGTCCTTCCAATCGTGATACCCTAGGTCAAAGTTACCATCAGCTGCTCGAACCAGTGTCCAAGGCATCGTGTGGTACTCCAGACCTACCGAGATGTTCCAACCAACAGTTTCCTTCCAGACCTTCTGACTCTTGTCGTACTTAACGTAATACTGGTCGGCGGTCTTGGATGTGTCCCCGACAATCTTCACCATGTACCCATCTGGCGCGTTCAGAGGCAACTTAGAGAAGCTCTGGACGTAATGGGTGACCGGATTGATTAGCTGGTCCGCATACCCATCCTTTGTCTCCAAGATGTCAATGGAGGTATCTGCCGGAGCTATACAATGAATGAACCCTGTTCCCACGTTGAACGTCCACGTAGGGTGTGCCGTTCTGAGAAGAGTCGCTAGGGCCTCAGCGATAGCCTGTGCGTCGACCTTTGGTGGGTCCTCCTTAGCGTTGTCACCCGGAGGCAGCTGGTGGCTGACCCACACGCCGTTAATGTTCACTTCGAGCTTTCGCCCGTACTGACCACCGCGAACGTTAATGAGGGCGTCCACGTTATCCCTGAAGGTACCACCGTTGGTCAAGTTCTGACTTTCTCGGACCTGTCTGGTACGATTCACGATGAACGTGTAGTCAGCCACTGTGACCATCCGCAAGTTATCCTTAGGGTTATTGACGGTAACGTATGAGCGGTCACCTCGGACCTGATACTCATAGCCGGACAGGTCGAATACCCGAACGTCATTCCCTGTGAACACAGCGTAATACTGCTCGTATTCGTCGCGGTTGATGAGGTGGATGTAGGGGTCTTCCCCAAGATACCCACGGCCTCCTAAGGACTTGATGAATACCATAGGTGGTCGCTTCTGGAGACCCTCAGTCTCGGAGGACCAACCGTTGACCTGAAGCGAACCCTGCTCTGGGTACCGTAGGATTTCAGGCTGTTGGCTAATGCCTCCCTTGAGGTTCTTGATTGATTGTGATACGAGAGCCATTTGGTCCTCCTTAAGTTTCTGATTAACGACCGATGAGACCCTGTACGTATGCGTCACCGTCAAGCATGTTGTACTGGCCGAAGTCCATCTCGTACTCGTTGCACGCCATCCGTGCTTCCATCTCTTCCTGTGCCAGTGAGTTCTCTACGTCCTCCGCTCCGAAGAACCGAGAGTTGAACTGGCGGCTGGCCTTGGTGACAATCCACTGGCGGAAACACTCAGGCATCTCATCGTAGTCCTGAAGGGTAATCAGGGTCACGGTGATTGGCCCAGAGAAGGTATCTGTCCCTGTGGACTTGTCGTACACCCAACCACCACGGTTAACGTACTGGCCACCAAGGATTGACAGGTAGGCCGGACGGAACGGGATGAGTCCAGTGCTGGCATCCGGGGTCAATGTGGCCGACTCATTGATATTGAAGGCCCATCCTTTAGACTGAATCTGGCGGTTAATCCTGTTGAGGATACGACGAGCGTTCGCCACGTCTGCACTACCATCTTCGTCAAGGGTTGTCACCGGGGATTCACCGATGGCTGCGAGCATCTCGTTTACAGCATCCAGCTCAGCGGCAGACCCAAAGTAAGCATCTTGCATGTTCATAATGTAAGCTCCTAACGAAAAAACCCCTCAGAGACCGTGAGTGGTCCCCAAGGGGTTTGGCTTAGTTTTAATTAGTCACGACCAGCTTAAAGGACTTCCTTTCAGACCCGTCAAAGCTGACAGTCACCAGAGTTTCGCCCACAGCGATTCCTTTGAAGTACAGCGTGTTGGTCCGGCGAGTGTGGCTGGCAATCCCTGAAGTACCATAAGTTACCCCAAGGGTTGACCAGTCCGTCACTCCTTCCAGCCCATCAAGTGCCACCTTAAGTGAATCACCAGCAATGGTCACAGTCTGTACCTCATACTCAGACGGAGTTACCGTCCGAGCACTAAAGGTATTTACGCTTAGGCTGCCGTGAAAACCAGTGCACCAGCAGATTCTGGACGCAGACCACCGTGACCCATCGCGTACTTAGCGATAATCTGGTCGGCCTGATACTCAGCGCGGCGAGCACGCTCCAGAGCCAAATCTTTCAGCTTGACGGTACCAACAGCGGAACGGTGCTGGTACAGGCCCACAACGTTCTCTTTGTTGACTTTACCACCAGTTGCCGGGAAGGCGTGCTTCTGGTTGGTCGCTTCTGCGCCTTCGTCCGGGCGGTCATCACCAGCACCACCAGCGGTCAGGTGCGGAACCTCAACGACTTCGAAGCCCATCACGTTACGGATAGAACCACGCTCAGGGTCAATCAGAGCCGCATAGTTCGCAGCGTTAGGCATCAGGGCCGCCAGAATCGCAGAGTACACGTCCGGGGTGGTGTAGAACGTACGGTCGTTAGCCGGGACGTAGTTCTTGGTCAGAGCCGCACGAGCAATGGTCAGCTGCGCGATAACCGCTTGGCCCAGTTTAACCGGGTCGGTCAGGTCAGCCTTAGCACCAACTTCCAGCAGGGACGGTTTGCCCAGACCAGCGATGTTCTCGTTGACGGAATCAGCGAGGTTAACCAGACCAGCCAGTTCAGCCAGAACCGCGCCATCAGCTGCCATCGCCAGAGATTCACCAATCTGAGAGGTGTACTCTGAGCGAACGTCATAGTGGTTCATCGCGTCTTCGATGTCGTAAATCAGCACGTCAGCGGTCAGCAGGCCATCAATGTTAATGGTCTTCTCGGTGTGCTTAATGTCTTTACGTTTGTCATCCAGAGACTCGCCCGGTTGCAGGTAAGCAGCCTTGGTGCGACCAATCACAGGGAACTGTGCGGACTTACCGGAGCTGATTTGACGCTGCATGTGACGGTTGGCGGTCACAGAGGTACGAGCGAATGCGGTCAGGACTTCACCGCCGAATACTTTCAGGAATAGCGCCAGCTTGTCTGCTGCGGATTGACCTTTACCTTGGTTAGTACCGAGCTGCTGTCCACCTTGCATGTTAGCCATGTTGAATCTCCTTATGTTGTTTAAGAATAGAATTAGTCATTACGCTGACCAAACGGGCCTATCGTTGCCAAGCTGTTGAGGTACTACTTGAAACGAGGTGATACTCATTGTGTAACTCAAAGGGAGGTGCCTTCGCTCCTTGTCGGATTGTGCGTTCTCCCTATAGTGTGCCCTAATTCATTAGAACGTTGAGTCGATTACCTTTTGCTCTACTTCACGACGATACTTAGAGTCGGTGCGGTAGCGCGGGTCGGACATCGCCTTAATCATCTCAGCTTGAGACTCGAAGCCTACAGCCTTGCGGGGAGCAGGTTTCGCTGGGGTTGCGCGCTTGGCAATAGAGCGCTCGGCTTTCTTACCAAAGGTTTTATCACGAGACTGTCCCGCTAGGTTCAGAATCGTCTTCATGGTGGCTACATCACGAGACTCAAACGCCTTGATGAGCGCCTCGGCACCCTCAGGGTTATTGGTCTGCATGTGGCTGTAGACCTGCTGGAAGCGCTCACGGCCTCCCACGAAGTCCATCACTTTCTCTACGTACTGGTTGACCAGAGCTTCCTGACCACGAATGTACGCATCGACGAACGCCTTACTGTAGCCAGCCTCGGCCAGCTCTCGGTAAGACTCATCGGACAAACTATCTTCGTTCTGGTACTCCTGCTGAATACGGGTCACAGCATCCTGTGAGAGACCGCGTTCGATTGCAGTAGCAACCATGTCGTTAAAGCCAGCTTCGTGTTCTTCCAGCTGCTGAGAGGCTTCGTTGATGTCAGCCGGAGTTTCACCAATAGGTTTGAACTCTTCAGGTTCACCTTCATCGGTTACTTCCTCCGGCTGACTCCCTTCGTCGCCCTGCTGTTCTTCTTCAGAACCCTCTTCGCCGTCCTGTTCATCTGAACCGTCAGCGGAGATACGGACCTGCATACGGCCCTCTTCAGGTTCACCGAACGGGTCCACATCGGAGCCATACGGGTCATCACTGTTGGTGTTCAGCTCGATTGCATCATCGCCATCACGGGCAGCAACATCAAGAGCCAACATGTTTTCTTGGTGCTCCTCAGGTGTACTACCAGTCAGTACAGCACTGTTAACACCGAAGGATGCGTATACGTCTGCGTTAGATTCGCCAGCCATTTCAATCTCCTTAAAGTTAAGACTAGGAGGGAAACACGAAGGACTCGAACCTTCTGACCAGACCTCATTCAATCTGGATGTGTCTCCCTATAGTGTGCCCTAATTACATGCCCGGTTGCATACCCACTGAATCAGCCGCTGCTGCCATAGCTTCAGGACTTGCAGTGGCCTGTGCGGCCATCCCTTGACCCAGCGCTGCGGCCCCTTGCTGTGTAGCAATCTGAGCGCCTTGCTGTGCCATAAGAGCGTTCTTCTGCTCCTGAGTGAGAAGCATACCAGCTGTGTCGAGTCCGATAGCGTTAGCGATACGTAACTTGAGGTTAGCCAAGTTGAGGTCGTCATCACCCTCGAGTGCCTTAAGTGCTGACCATGCGGCAATACACCGCTCCAGCTTGTCAAGGTCCTGACCACGTCCGATAGCCTCAAGGCCAGTGCTGATGGTTGGCTCGACGGCCTCTTTAGGTAACTCCGGGATTTGCTGCGTGGCTTGTAGTTGCTTCAAGAGCACTCTTACCAGAGGCAGCTGGAGTTCCTGCGAGAGAATCGAGTAGACACCGCCAAGGGTATCTTCCAGCTCTGACGCCACATACCGAATCTCTTCAGCTGTGACTCGCTCACCTGTACGTTGTACCGCACTGTTGAGCATAAAGGCATACGAGAGGCGAGCCTCAATGGTGTCGCTTACGTTCTTCGCTACGGTAAAGTCACCGGACTTCTCCAGCTGGAGGAACTCAATGTCCTGCTTACGGCCCGGTACGAACGCACCAGACTGTGCTGCCGTTAGTCGGCGGACCTGAGTGATACCTGCCGGGTCTACCAGACCGATAACCTTAGCGGTAATCATCGCCATCTTAACGATGGACTCTTGGAGGTTCTCTAGGGACTTGAGGTCGCCCAGATACTCTTCCACGTAGGAACGACCGTAGGATTCACCGTCGATGCGGACCATGCGGACCGGAATGTACGGACACTCTTCGAGCGGATACTCAGCCTCACTGCCCGGAACCACCGCTTCGGCAACCTCTTCGTACTTCGAGTAGCCATCCCCGGCTTCGTTCAGATACACGTGGGTGTAGACGTCAATCTCAGCGTCTTCCTTCTGCTCACCTTGGGCTGCTTCCACTTGGCTGCGGACATCCTCAGGGAGAGCGTTGAACGCAATCTTGTCGAGGGTGACAATCTGGAGTACGTTACCGAAAGCGTCTCGCTGGACCACATACGAGTTCAGTCGATAGAGCTTCATCGGGGTATAACCCTCAGGCTCCGGTAAGTACAGCAGCGCGTTCCCGGCCACACACAGTTGCTTCAAGCACTCAAAGAGAGTCACTCGATAACTGTTGGACTCGATGTAGTTCATGATGATGCGCTCTACCATTGAGAGGCCCTCATCGACCTTAGCGAGACCCTCGGCGTCACCCAGAAGGTTCTTCGCTTCGTATTCACTAATGGTCAACTTCATCCATGACTGCATCGGGAACAGGGCCAGCATCAGCTTGGACGCTAGGTTGTTCAGACCGCGAGCACCTACGGATTGCCACGGAGTCGTGTAATCGGTTGATGCGTTATCGGAGTCCTTAGGGAACAGTGAGGGAATCGTGTACTGCGCACAGGACTCTGCTCGTGTCTCGTAAGGCTGTCGGTCATTCTTCAGACGGTCGTATACCGCCTTGGCTCCCTCCTCTGCGAAGCCTTCGAGTTTAACTTCTGCCATTTGTTAGCCCTCCCCGTAACCAATCATAAGTTAATCCCACCGCCTGAGCTGCGGGAAACTGAGAGGGACTTCTTACCGGAGGCACGGGTTTTCTTCTTACCAGACTCAGTGTCTGCCGAAGACTCAACGTCCTCCACGACCTCTTTCGGTGCTTCCTGAGGTGCGGCCACAGGTGTCTCAGCGGCTGTTTGCACGTTGGGTGCATCTGCTGCCAGGCCCACGGCCTTGAGTGGTGCCTTGACTACCTTGGAGATAGCCTTCTTAATTTTCTTGAACAGTCCCATGTTAGCCTCCTAAAGCTGACTTACGGATTTTACTGACGGACCCTGTAGGCTCGGTCGTCTTGGCCACTTTTAGTGACTTACGCCCTGACACCTCAGGAGTGGTGCTGTTTGAATCTTCGTCACCACCATACTGGACACCCTTGGGTTCCTCCGTCAGTGGTGCTGGCTCAGGGACAGTCGTTGTGTCGACCTTAGGTGCTTTCATTTTAGGTGAGAAACACATAATCAATCTCCTTCTTTGAGTGCACGCTGACGGCCCTCCATCTCGTCAAGGACACGAGAAGCCATGTAGTGACCATACAGTACACCGGAGATGAACTCCTCACTGTGGCCGCGCTCCTGTAGCCTACGGACCTCTCTCTGATATAGGTAGTCAGCATTGAAGCGAGACTGTAGGTACTCCTTAACAGCTCGCGGTACGTCAGGAAGGTCATTAGGATTGTTAAGGATGTGCTCTATAGGTTTTAACATTTGAGTCTCCTCTTTAAGTAATCTTTAAGTAATAATCATAATGGGCACTTCCCTATAGTGGGTCCTAATTGTGCCCATGAGTTTATCACTCTGCTTTATGCTCGACTATCTGCTTGATAATCAAGGCCAACATCCAGAGACCACGAGCGATTAAGCCCATGGTCAGGACGATAATAATCAGCTGCCCGGTTGCCATAGAGTAATCTCCCCAGTCTCGATGTTGTACTCATCAGAACGGAGGATGCGAGCCATCTGGCCCTGCTTGATTACTTCCGCTTCGGTCATCCCTGCTTTGGCCCCAATGGACTTAATGCAGTCCCAGAGCGTCTCTCCCGGCTCAGGAGCGCGTTTCACCCACTTGGTTACCTCTTGGCCCTTGTTCTTACCGGACTTCAGGACGGACGTTACAGGCTCCACAATGAAGGGTTCCTTGAGGAAGTCCTCAGCGGTATCGCCCCATCCTGGAATCCCACCGTAGCCATCGGTGATGTCACCCTTGATAGTCTGGAAGAGGTGCCAGTAGTCGGCTGTCTCCTGAGTCTGCACGAGGATGTTGCCAGTCGTACACCACAGGAAGTCACAATCCGGGATGGTCTTAAAGTCCTTGTCACAGGAGACCAGTACGGCCTTCTCGTAGTTGTATACGAGAGGGTTAGACCCGATGATGCCCATCACGTCATCGCCTTCGAGCTGAGGCTCAAGGACGCACGTGTAGGTCTCGAAGACGTACTCAAGGAACTCGAAGTAACCCACAGGCTTCTTGACGACTGCGCGGTTCTCTTTGTACGTTGGGTCCACCAGTAGCTTGCGCCAGTTGACACGGTCGGTGAACGCTAGGACAACGTCGGCTTTCTTCCATGCCTTCTTACGGCCCTTGTAGGACTCAATGGAGTTCTCCAGAATCTCTCGGGCCTTAGCGTGGTCACAGCAACGGTGCCAAATCTCCTCCTCCCACGAGGCATCGAACTCAGCGGCGCTCATGGCTTGGAACACCAGCCAGTCACCATCCATCACAAGGACACCCTTGGCAATCTTCTGGGTTGCCCGGTAGTCGCTGAAGGATAACAATGTGTGCTTACTCATCGCTAACCTCCCGGTATGCCGTGATTGTTTTCTGATAAGCCTCTACTGTAGCAACGGAGCATAGCTCTGTCTCGTAGCCTTGCCAATAGTCACCAGTCCGCACGAAGTCCGCCCGGAATAACTTCCCTGACTCCTCGTGCTTAACAATATCAGACTTACACTCTGACTTGTGGTTATCGGTCCAGTCACCATCCTCAATAACCTTCCAGCCATCAGGAAGCTCATAGGACCAAGGATTTTCTTTTAGTAGCCCTATCAGCTCATCAATAGGTTTCATAAGCAACCTCCATGGGTCTTAAGGAATTTCACTCCGGCACTGGTAATTTCCCAAGCGCCACCGTTACGACCACTCATGGTCAGACACGAAATATGACCACGGCTCGCAGCCTCAGCGACTAACGCAGCGTTGTTACGCACGTAGTTCGACTGGAAGGACTTAGGGCAGCCCTTGAGGGCCGCCAGAACTTTGAGGTACTCGCTCACTTGGTCACCCTCACGATTGCTGGGGAGAAGCGTACGGTCACTGAATCACAGTTGACCTCCTTGCCAAGCTCCTTGATTGCTTCACGCAGACCACTCTGTAAAACGAAGGCGAGCGCCGCCTCGTGTCCGTTGGTGATTGCCTCAGTGACGATGTGCGCCTGACGTTTGTCCGTGCCTACAGAATCGGCAAGTTCCAGCAGGTCCTTGAGGAACTCCTGCTCCTGCTCGTTACTCATAGTCGCCGTTACGTCAAACGTTACGCGAAACTTTTTGTTCATACCCATGATAAATCTCCTGTATTATTAGTGACATACGGCCCAGTTAGGACCCATCTTACCTTCTGTATCCAGACGGCAACGGAACTTAAAGTGGTCCCCAACGTTACGCATAGCTTGCTGCGCTATGTCAATCACCTGCTGTGCAATCTCTGGGGTACGGCACGCGACTTGAATCTCATCGTGGACCCATGCCATGTACGCAAAGTCCCCATCCCAGCCGTGCTTTAAGCCAGCTTTGAGAAGCAACTCTTCAGTCTCGACAATCCACAGCTTACAAATGAGCGCACCCGCTGACTGAAGCAACGTGTTGAGCGCGGCATGTGGTGACCGTACGTGTACCTTTCTCCCATCCAGTCCCTTAATCCAGCGTCGTTTCCACTTGACCTTCTGCTCTCCGGCGACCCATCGGGATGACTCGACGAGGGTCTGCTGGATTCCTTCACGCAACGCTGCGATTGCTGGGGTGTTCTCAAGGAATTTCTTCTTGAGTTCCTTTCCGCGTTCCTTACCTGCACCAACGATTTGTCCAATCTTCTCATCGCCCGCTCCGTAAAGGAATCCGTAGATAAAGGTCTTCGCGTTGTCACGAGTCGGAAGCTCAGCGGCCTGTTGATTAACTGTGTGAATGTCACCATTAAGGATAACGTCCGCGTAATCCCCATTATCGTACTTGGACATAAAGTGGGCGAGACAGCGCAACTCCAGACCGGAGGCGTCGATACCTGCTTGAACCCAAGGTTTTCCAGTAATACCATCAAGGTGGTGTTCAGCTCCGAATGCTGCTCGGCAAGGTTCACCATAAGGAGAACGGACTCCGGGAACTTGTCCGAGGTTAGGAAAACTGTGCGTTGCTCGGCCAGTAACGGCCCCATTGGGATTAACGGACCCATGAATTTTACCATCCTCTTGAACGTAACGTAGCCACGCTTTGTCGCCCTCAGCCGCCTGACCGATACGCTTCTGTATCATCAGGTACTCTTTAATGAGGTCGATACAGCGCTGCTTCTCAGGGTCTTCCACACGCACATGCTCAAGGACCTCGTCGTCTACCTTAGGTGCACCCTTATCGGTGAACTCTGTCGGTACCCATCCGGCTTCCTTCAGCTTGAGCGCAATGTGGTCTCGGCTACTCGGGTTAAACACAACGTGCTCTACTGGTGTGTACGGAGCGCCCTCTACGTAATCCCGAGTGTCCAGCTCGCAAGGTTCACGGCCCTCACGCTGAGCTTTGTTCTTGGGTTTCTTGTAGATGGCACCCTGCTTCGGGTACTTCACTCGTGGGTATTTCCCCAGAGGCTTCCCGGTGCGCGGGTGCAGGAATAACTCAGTGCCGCCCTTAGGTTGATACCAAGTTCCGAAAGTGTCGGTGAGTGTCTGAAGGAGTTCAGAACGACGACCAGCGAGTTCAACGTAGAGTTCCTCAATGGCCTTGGTGTTGAATGGGAATCCGTTGCGCTCCTGCTTAGCGAGTAACCAAGCGGCTCGGTGTTCCAACCAGACGGCCTCGCAGGACTCTGACCAGAATGTTGTCTCACCTACATCCGTGAAGTCTATGCCAGCTGGGAAGTAGTGCTTGTCGCTCAGTAGCTTCTCTAAGAGCGCCTTGGTCACCACAACGTCCTGAACGTTATAGTCCATCATCGGCTCGTTGAAGCTAATCCACTCAGCACCGTCCACATAGTCCTCTCCCTGTTCCTCAAGGAGCTTCTTGAAGTCGTCCTTGTACTCGCCCTTCATCTCGCCTAAGCGGTAACCCCACGCCTCCAGAGCGTGAGACCCGAAGCGCTTACCGGGTAACTTACCGGAGCGCAGCAGGGCCATGTCGGTGTCCTTAATGTTCGCAAACAGTAAACGACTAAGTACCAAAGTGTCCACTACGTTCTCACGCGGCAGGTGGAACTCTCGGTTTAACTGGAGCTTGGCCAGCTTGGTTAGCGCTGGGGCATCGTACTTGTGACCGTTGTGGAATACGATGAGACCACCACGAGCCACCTCAGCTTCTAACGCATCGAGATACGCTGAGAAGTCCCAAGGTCGATACGATACGTACTCGTCCGTGCTGTAGTCATAGATGACCCCACAGTGGAACTGAGTGACTTTCTCTAAGAGGTTGTTCGCCTCGATATCGGTTACTAACATAGTGGTCTCCTGTTGCTTAACGACGCCCGATGAAATACTCACGTGGACGCACGGTTAACTTACTTTTCTCGATGGCAAAGCTCCCATTCACTACGTCAGCACCAATCCGGCTGATACCGCGAACATGTGACACCTGAGCATACTTGTCGCCGACACTGCGGATATAGACCGTGCCACCAATGTGCCCATCCTCCCAAGTTGCCAACTCGCCAGCCTTTATAGGGGCCTTGTAGTCACTCCGCTTTGGCTCAGGCTTCTGCCATCCCTTATGCGGGTCATGTGTCCATCCTAAGTTGTACAAGATGTTAACGGCAGCAACCTGTCTGGACTCGTGAATCTTAACAGCTTCCAGCTCTTTGGTCAGCTTCTCGATGTCTGCACGGATTTCTTCAGGTTTACGCATGGTAATGTCCTCTCAATATGTTGTGTGTGATAATCATAAAGGCCACTACATATAGTAATGACCTTGAGTTTATCACTTAAGCTCTGACGCTGCGGCCAGTCGCATGGAGGTTTCTCCAACCTCTTTACCCAGAATAGCGTCACGCACTTTGTCCTCACCGACAGCTACAGCTGCTGCTACAGCCACTGATGCCAGCAGGCGAGCTGCTTGAGTATCGTCTAGGGTCACACGCTGAGTGTGCGCACGGTTATCGCTCTTAGCCTTCCAGCGGTAGACCAGAGTGACCTTGTCGTTGCGGACGTTGATGTGAACCTTGCGGCCCCACTGGTCAACGGTGTCTGACAGCTGAATGGTATTGCCGGGGAATTTAGCTTTGGTAGTCATGCTTTGTCTCCTTTAAATGCAGACGTAGTGTGCTGCTACGCCCATGGTGTCGTAGAGTTTATCGTACCACTCCTTACCGCTCTGCTCACAAATGATGTAAGCGTCCTGTTGCGTAGGTGCTGTGACTGGGACCTGTGAGATTGTCTGGCCCCGGCCCGATATGAGGGTTAGAACAAGTATCACGGTGTGCATTTAGCCTCCGAAGAACTCTTTAAGTTTCTGAGCTTTGAGCGCCGTCTTAGCAGCCTCTGCGGTTGCATCCAGAGATGCCTGACGTGCCTTGTCGGCTGCTTTAGCCAGCTTAGCGGCTGCTTCCGCTTCCACCTTGGACGCTTTGTCCAGTGCCTTGGCTTCACGGATGTACAGTGCGATGACCAGACGGCCTAAAGTTTCAATAAGTTTAAACATGATCGTTCTCCTTTCGTTATTGGTAATCAGGGTCAGAGGCGCACCAACAGTACGCCCCATTGCATTTACGTTTAGTAGTCGTCTTCTTCGTGACCTTCCCAGCCAGTATCTCCCTCTCCTTCTCCGCCAGTGTAGCTAGACGGTTCAAGGAGTCCTGTCTTTTCGTTGTACTCCATGTACCCCGCAATGCCAACACCAACACCATTAAAGCGACACTTGAGAATACGAAGGAGGACAAGATTAGGCATGTCCCCTTGCTGATTACGCTCAAGGGCAATGATAGTATCAGAGAGTTGGCGCAGAGACCCAGACCCACGTAGGTCAGTAATGGAAACAGCACGTCCTTCTTCATGAGCTTTACCTTTCTCCGGGTTCTTAAGGTGGCAAATAACAATGAGTACCACTCCGGTTGACTTAGCGAACCCTTTCAGCTTGGTCATGAGTCGGTCAATCATCTTGCGCTCATCGGATTCCTCCGAGGCCGACACTACGATTGAGATGTGGTCCAGAATGATTACGTCACAGTTTAACCCTGTGCGCATGTAGTGCAGCTTGGCCAGCAGGCGGTCCACCTCAGCTTCCGCAAAGGAGTCATAGAGATGGAACTGGTCGGAGCCATACAGCTCATCGAACCACTCATCGTACGTACCGTCCTCAATGAGTTTCTGCTTGAACTCCCGAGGTTGTTGCCGTAAGCGGATGCCGTTAGCAATCCCTAGGACATCCTCCATGGTCTCCTCTACTGACTCCTCAAGCATCGCCATGCCTACCCGCAGTCCTTGCCCTCTGGCGAACCCTAGGGCCTGCTGGCGAACGAACGTAGACTTACCCATTCCTGACCCAGAAGTGACCATGATGACTTCGCCCCCACGTGCACCCAAGGTTCGGTCATTCAGTCCCGGACATCCCGAGAAAAGGTATCCGACGCTTTGTTCGCTTGTCATGGCCTCTCGCACTCGGTCCTTCATGGACATCGCACCGATGACACCATCTGGTACCCAAGGTGCTGCGTTCCATATCTGGTCGAGAACCTCCTTGCCCTTGCCTTTGAGTAAACACTCGTTGGCGTCCTTCTCGGTCAGCACGGCTACGTGGACCTTACCGGGAGGGAGGACCTGAGCGGCTTCCTCTACAGCTGAACGACCCGGCTCATCCATGTCGAACATCAGGATAATCTGGTCGAAGCTGTCGAAATACTCGTAGTTTGCACTGCAAGTTTTCTTAGCGGCTGACGCACCGTGACCGAGAGAAACCACAGGCCACTTACAGTCCTGAAGTTGCATCACGGTTAACATATCGATTTCACCCTCGGTGATGACAATCTTCTTGCCTCCATTCCATAGGTGCTTACCGAACAGTGCATCCCCTTTGTGGGACCCTCGGGTAGAGAAGTTCTTCTCCTTGTCCCGCAGCTTCTGAGAGACGATGGAGCCATTCTGGTCACGATAGTCGGCCACCTGATAGGCAGTCCCTCTGACCTTGGCGACCCAGTAGCCAGCCTTCTGGCATGTCGCCTTTGAGATACCACGAGCGGTCAGGTCGGTGTATCGACCGTCACTCTCGCCGAATACCAATAAGCCTGAACCTTGTGTATTCATCCCGTAATTCCCTCCTTTGGGTCTTCTCGATGATAACTTTTCGGTACGTTCCTCTGAGCCTCTCACTCGGTGTTGACACACGAAGCAATACTCATGCCCGTCAGAGTACACTGAGTTACCATCAGAAGAACCACAGTTTTCGCACGGAGCGTGGAACAGGAAGATACTCTCCTGACCATCTTCTTGACTGTCTCCGTAACTCATAAAGCTGTCCCATCAACACACGACATGAAGAACGCTATGAGGAAGGTGACCGACCACAGTCCGAGCACGCCATACGCCAACAATGGGATTATGTCAAAGCCTTTTAAGTTGTTCATATTAAACCTACCTCGTGTAATACACCGATTGCAACCGTACCCACCAGTACAGCGATGGTAATGACCGCGACTGTCAGGACAAACATGAAGAATACGTCAAATACCTTGTTCATAAAGTAATCTCCGTTGGTGTGGTCAGTCCGGGAATCGAACCCGAATGAAACGCAGCGCTACGCCAAGTGCACCTTAGCCTGACCATAATTTGTACATAATGTGCGACAACAGGGAAACGTAATTGTCTCCCTGTAGTGTGCCCTAATGTTTACCCACGGTCAGAAGTGACCAACTCGTTCTTCTCCCACCAGCGCTTCAGGTCGAAGCTCGGGCAGGCTTTCGGTGCTACATCATGGTGTGCCATCAGAACGGCCCCAGAGTATTGTACCTTCAGTTCTACCAGCAGTGAACGCAGCGACTGCATCTGGGCTGGCGTGAAGTTTGCCTCAGGGTTACCCTTGGCGTCGATACCGCCCACCAGACATACACCGACAGAGGTCGAGTTGTATCCCTTGACGTGTGAACCAACAGCATCTTGGTCACGGCCCGCCTCAACGGTACCATCACGACGGATGATGAAGTGATACCCAACGTCAAGCCAGCCCTGCTCTTTATGCCACTGGCGAATCTCGCGGACACCTACGTCCATGGTTGCCTTGGTGGCTGAACAGTGAACGAAAATCTGAGAGGTCTCCTGTCGCTTGGTGAATTGAACCTTAGCCATACTACTTTGCTCCTTTCTTCTGTTTGAACTTGCCGAACGGTACATCACGCTTCGGCTCCTTCAGCCAGTCTACGGGAATCAATTTGTCGGCAAACAAGATGTTATGCTTCTCACACCACTCAGCGTAACTGGTTGGTGACCCTTTGTAAATCTTAGTGCGACTCGAAGAGAACACTAACCGGATGTCTAGCTCCGGGTGCTGCTCACGAATCAGTAGGTGCTTCTTGCGGTCCTCGGCTTCCCAGAGACCCTTAGTCTCCACAAAGATACCGTTGGGCAACAAGAAGTCTGGAGTGTAAAGGTGGTCACTCGCAGGAATAACGTAAGGGATGCGCCACAATTCGTAGTCGAACGTGACGCCCTTTGCTTCTAACTGCTTGGACACCTTGTCCTCAAGACCAGACCGGAAGGCACCCACCTTCCGAATCCCTTTGGCCCCATAGCCTGCCATTAGAAGTCATCGCCTTCTTCGGCTTCACCTTCGTCCTCTTCCTCACCAGACCAGTCTTCCGGGTCTTCCTGAGGTTTACGGCTGCGAGGTTCGTCCGCTTCGTAACCGCCTTCTACGGCTTCGTCAGCCCAGTCGTCTTCGCCACCACCAAAGGTAGCCAGTTCGACCAGCATCACGCCTTCCAGCTGCAACTTAACGGAAGCGCCCGCTACCGCAGACCAGCCGTACGGTACCAGAGAGAAGCGAATCTTCACTTTGGAACCACCGCCGATAATCGGAACGTCTTGGATGCGTTTGCCCTTAGCGTCTACTACACCCAGAACAATCTTCTTGGTCTCGCCAGTCTTCTTGTCCTCGTATGAGCCGTAGCACTTGAAGTTGAACGTGGTGGTGCCATCGCCGTTGTCGAAGAACGGCATGTCGCCTTCGTACGGCTTCAGTGGTTTCTTACCCTTCTGAACCTTCGGCGGGTTCGCTTCGTGCGCTTCCAGACGGGCGGCATAGTTTTCCTCGTGGGTCTTAACGATGAGGTCTACCAGCTCCTGACAGTCTTCGTTCTTGAACGTTACGGAACCCTTGTAGGTACCGCGTGGGTTCTCAAAACCCTCACCGCCATAGTCCGGCTTGTTGAAGTAAGCGTACGGCTCACAGGTACCAATCTTGGTGGTGTAAATTTTCTTCTTAGCGAATGCCATGATGAATCTCCTTTGGTTTATAACAGAAAGAGGGACAGCCTGTGTCCCTATAGTGTGTCCTAATGATTACAGGTCGAACCCGAAATTAGTATCCGGGCGTACCCGAGTCACTTGGCCTAACTCTTCGTACTCCGCCTCGGCAACTTCGAGGGCCTCCTCAAGAGACCCAGCGTGTACCGGGAGTTCATACGATGCGTTAGCTGTCTCGACCGTTACGACGAATTTTTGCATCTTCCCACTCCTTCCACATGTTATACAGGGTGATGTACGCAGGGTCGAGCGTCTTCTCGTACATCGCTCGGCACCAGTCACTCGGGTTCATTGCTAAGAATCTCCTCAATGAACTCAAGCTCCTCCTTGGTGAAGTCCTCAGTCTGGTAGATTCTGAGGAAATCCTTCGCCCAAATCTTCAGGATTTCAATACGACTCGGTGTTAACTCAATCATGGCACAACCCCTTGTGTTTCTCGTATAGTTCCAGATAGAAAGCGGCCTTCGCCATGTCTTTCTCTAAGGTAGCCAGCTCGGACTTCTTCCCGGCCCGAAGGCGGTACTTGAGGATGTTCCCGAGGCAGTACCCCTTGAACATCTCCTGAGTCATGCTGCGAGCAATCACCTCGATGGCCTCGACACCGTCGAACAGCTGGTAGTGGCTCGGCTGCTTAACGCCGTCGTCTTCTACACTCGGAGCCTTGCTGTCCTTCATTGCGCGGACTTCCCCAATGGTCGTACCTTTGGTGTCTAGCGGACACTCACTGCACGATACCTTGTAGCATATGACGCCATCAGCGCACGTTGTGGAGTCTGGGCGGTCAGTGTTTTGTTCAACCAGCAGATTCACCACTTGAATTTCACGTTCAGTCATTGACCACCTCCTTGATACGCTCCCAGAACAGGCGAAGGCGTGGCCACTTGGTTACCACTACGGGTACGAAAGGACGGCTCTTAGTCTGAGCCAATTCGTAGAGACCGCGAGTAACCAAGATGTGCACGCTGGGTGCCAGCTCGAAGGTGTCGCCGATACGTGGAATCTTACCGTGGCGCTCAGTGGCTGCTACAGTGCTGCGGTCCTCCCGACGAACCGAGAAGATACCGTTGGGTTTGTTGAAGTGTAAGCGCATGGTTATGCTCCTTTAGGTGGCTCGTCGTTCATTGACCACACGATAGCCGCGAGGATGAACACGATGATTAGAATCAGGTTGATAGACATTTGGTGTCTCCTATAGTGGGTCCTAATTAGTCGCATGCCCCACAGAAGCCAACGACCGTTCCAAATATAAACACAAGAATACAAGTGAGGGTTATTTCTAAAGGTGTCATCACATTTTCTCCGTCGGGTTAGCCTCAGTGCCACGCCATTTGTCGAACGACGGGTGACGCAGAGAGCCATCTGGAGTTTCCTCCATGTACTTGATTTGGCACGCCCAGCCCTCGTAAGGGTTATTCGACGGGTGTTGGTCGTAAGCACACTTGCCAGCGCAAGAGTGATTGTCCATACCCACATCCTTAGACATCTGGCAACCATTGGCGCACACGGTGTGAGCCTTAACTTTGGCTGTGAACTCATCCATAAGTGCCTGCGAGATGTTGTTCGCGGATACCACGCGACCGGACTCAAGGAGAACCTCGAAGCCAATAACCTTACCTTCGTTGGCAAGACCGGGAGTTCCCCAGTTGAGTCCCACAACGACACCGTCAGCCTCATTCTCTGGCTTCAGCTTCCACCATCCCGACTTCTTACCGCGCTTATAGATACCCTGAGGGTCCTTAACCACCAGACCTTCGTGACCTTCTTCTCGTTTCTGTCGGTACAGCGCATCGAGTTCGTCCATGTCGTAAACTTCATGGGACTCCGAGAGGCACCACTCGACTTCAGGGAAGTGGTCTTGCAGAACTGGTAAGGCAACCTTGACGTGCTCAAGGCGGAGGAGGGTCATCACGTTGTAGTCATCACCGGACTCGATAATGTCAAGCGGAATGATGTCGTAGAGGACAACTTTGAGGTGACTCGGGTGTAGCGCGAAAGGTTGACCCTTCATGTCCGGCTCCCATTGTTCATATGGGCCACCGACGTCAAACTGCATGTTACCCTTCTTGAGCCACTTGGTGCGCAGCAGGCCGGACCCGGTGTTGAAGTCAACGCCTTTGACCATGAGTTCACCATCAAGCATGAAGCCATCAGGGAAAATCCAGCGGTCATCTTTCAGTAACTTCTGCCAGCGCTGGTCGAAACCGTTGAGATGCTCAAGGGCCGGAATGGTCTTGGAGACCCGGCTGAGCCACGCTGCGTTGGCCGTGTTGTCTACGCAAATGTTCCCGCGAACCCCATCGTGTTTGGTGTCTGCGATGAGGTAACCGGAAGTCTCCAGCGCCTTCTCGATAGCAGAGCGTACGTATGAAACGGCCTTAAATGGATTAGTCTTAATGTTCATCATGATGATGTCTCCAGAGTGTAGTGTTCATTTAGTGTGCAATAAGCAATCATAAAGGCCACCGGAATCCGATGACCTTGAGTCTGCCTATAGTGTGTCCTAATTACTGCCAGCTTGAGTAGTCAGCTGCGAGTTTTGCCAGCCAGTCTGACGCTGAGTCAATCGACCAGTGGCTGAACCGCTTACTTATTAGAAGTGACCCGCGTGGCTCGAATACGTTGAACAGCACGGTGTTAGTGAATGGGTCGTCAAGCATGACCACGTGCAGTCCTGTCGTATCCAGTAGTCTACGCTCCGCTGCTCCTAAACGAGACCATTGTGAGGTGCTCCCATCGAAAAGCCATCTTTTTTCCGTAGCCATTTGTTACGCTCCCACGAAGTATTTCTCTTGGTTAACAACGCTGTCACCCTTAGCGTTACGGAAGGAACCCTTCACCCCACCACCGCGCTTCGTCTTGTTCAGCTTGCGGCCCTTAGGGATGTAACCCTCTGTCTGCTGACGTTCACGGGTGCGCTCAAAGTTGATTGTGTTCTGATACATGGTGTTGCTCCTGATTGTGATATTAAGGGACATTCATGAAGGCCACCAAACGTGATGACCTTGAGTATGTTCCTGATAGTGGGTCCTAATTAAATCTTACCGTGGCGGAACTCGATGCGTCCCACTACTTCGCTCTTGTAATAAACGAACTGCTTGCGCTCACCGTTGGTGCACAGCTGGTCTATCAGATAGCGGTCATCCAGCTCGGTCCAGCGGAGGGACTTAACGTACAGACCACACGGCCCAAGTCCTAACTTAAAGAGCGTCTTGGAGTGCGTACCGTCCGGCAACACAGCGGTGAACTTAACGTGAATCAGGTCGGAGATCAGCATCAGCTCGTCTTGGGCTTCCTTGAGGGACTTGCGCAGAAACTTCATGCGCTCCCGCTGGTGTTCACGCAGTTCGTTCACATCGCACACCTTCTGCTTTTCCTCCTCAAGTCTGGACTCAAGCCACCGCACCTGCTTATTGAGCGATGCCTTATCTTCAGACAGGCGGCACACCTTATCGTGCAAGATGTTTGTGTACTCCTCGTTACTCTTGGCCTGCTTCTCAAGGGCGTGCTCGCAGGTGGCGAGTCGTGTGGTGGCCCTTACGAACAGGACAATTAAAACGATCAACAAGATGGTTACAACAATTGAGTAAGTCATGGTGTGCCTCTTTAAGTATTCTTTAAGTTAAGACTTTAAGTAATGGAACCCTCGGTCATTCGAAGGTTCCCTATAGTGTGCCCTAATTGCCTGAGACCTTACGCAAACGCGAAGTCTGACTCCAAGATGTCTCGCAGATTCAGGTCACCTTTGGCCGGAACAGCTGGCATCTTGTCCAGTTGAGACTCGTGCAGCTGGTCAGCGAACTGGTCGTAGAAGTCAGCGATCACATCGTTGTCCTCGTAGGTCTTGACCATCGTCTCACGGACTGCCTTAAAGAGATTCCCAGCGTCAGCCGGAATGGTCCCGAAGGAGTCGTGAATGAGTGCGAAGGAGTCAATCCCGTAGACCTCGTTGGCGTGCACTACGGTCATGCGTAGGTGACTGCCGTCCTGTGAGTGAACAAAGTTAGGAGCTATGCCGGATTCCTGCTTGTGGGCATCAATCTCTGAGTCCTTCCCAGTGTTATACGTCATCTTGACGTTGGCCTGCCCGAGGAAGACCAGCTTCAGGCGCGCTTGGTTCTGCTTGCGGTACTCCTGCCACACCGGGAAGCCATCTGGTGTTACCCAGTGGATTGCGCAGCGCTTACGCAGCACCTCTTTGGTCTTCTTGTCCTTGACTTCAGCGGCCAGCAACTTAGCGGCAGACTTCAGCCAGTTCATTGCCTCCACTGCGGCCACTACGGTCACGGTCACAGCGTCCCAAATCAGCTTAGCCATGTAGCCAGCCGCTTGGTTCGGGTGTGTGAACATCAAGCCCTCGCCGTTGTCAATAGCTGGCTGAATGGTGTCCTCAAGAACTTGCTGGCGGAAGCCAAACTCTTTGGAACCGTAGGCCAGCGTCATGACCGAACGCTTAGTTACCTTGCGGGTCACGCCATACTGCAACCACTGAGCAGCCAGCACGGACTCACCAAGTGTCACCTTCTCGCGGAACTCGCCAGTCTCTTTGTCAGCAATCTGCTCGACCACCGTTTGAGACCCGTTGACAGCGTGCTGGTGGAGCACCTCGTTAACCTTGTCGGCCACAATCTTGTAGATATCCTGCACGGTATCAGAAGGCAGCAGGTTAACCGCACGACCACCAATGGAATCGCGGAGCATCGCGCTGAAGTGTTGAATCCCAGAGCAGGACCCATCGAACGCCAGCGGCAGCGAGCAGTTGTAATTCAGGCCGTGGTGTTTAACACCTGCGTACTCGAAGCAGAACGCTAAGAAACAGAATGGCGAATCTTGCTGGGTCCACCAAGTGTTATTCAGCGGGTCCGCTGCGCTCGCCAGAATGTTGGCCTCGTTCTCTTCGATGAACTTGATGCGCTCAGGGAAGGGAACCTTGTCGACGCCTGCACAGTTTGCACCGTGAATCTTCAGCCAGTAGAACCCGTCGAGACCGATTGGTTTGCCTTTGGCCAGCGTCAGCATACCCTTGGTCATGTCGTTACCCTGCGGGTTGAACATGCTCACAGCGTACACACGTCCGCGCCAGTCCATGTTGTACGGGAACCAGATGGCCTTGTGGTTAGCGAACTTGTTGGCCTGTGCGACCATGAACTCCATCGACAAGCGGCGAGACTGACGGGCCTTGTCCTTACGGTAGACCGCTGCGGCCTCCTTGCGCCATGCCTTGCGTGCCACCTCGTTGGTGTCGATATCGTCCGGGCGTGGCGGTAACTCTTCGCGTTCAATCGCTGGGACATCAGCAACCGGGCAGTGCTTCCAGTTGACAATCTCGTTGACTACCGCCAGCACCTTCTTGTTGACCTTCCACGGCGTGTTTTGCGCGAGGTTTACCGCCTTGTATACCTCTGGCATGTGCACGTCTGTGTAGCGGCGCAGTGCCTTCTTGGAGTGGGTACGAACCAGTGCCAGTGGACGGCGACCGACTGACCAGTAGCCACCACCTACGGTTTCAACCCAAGGTTTCGGAGGGACTACGCACGGCTGGTGCATCGGGCTAATACCTGCGAGTGCGCCCGCTCGTTTGCTCAGGAGTTCCACGAAGGCCGGAGCCAGCTGGACCATCTGCATACTGGTCACATCATCGGAGCCATCGGCCATCTTGTTCTTGGTCATCTCCACCAGACCAGTTCCCTCGATGAGTAGCTCCAGCAGCTTGGTCCCTACGTGCATCTGCTCGTCAGTTTTCCAGCTCGCCCAGTTGTCGCCGCCCAGCATCCCTTTGGATATCATATCGGCCTCGACTACCTGCATGAAAGCCTTCTTGTACACGTGGCCTACTCGCTTGTCCAGCTGGTCCGCTACGTTCTTCTTGAAGTAGGCGGCCTCCTGCTCACGGATACGCCCGAAGCGAGCCTCATCCTCAAGGGCCTTGCCTAACTGAGAGGATACCTGCTGGATGGTGGCCTTTGAGGCGTCTGTGAGCGTCCCTAAGACGACCTTGATGGTTAGCAGTGCGATTGCCTCACTGGACACTCCGCGCTTCTCCTTGAGCACCTCAGCGCCCATGTTAACAGCTAACTCTGAGGCGACGCCGTGCTTAATCGGGTAGTATGCGCGAGGCTTCTTACCGCGAGCGTTTGCTTGCTCCTCCTTCCAGTCGTCAATGCGCTTGGTCAGCTGTGGGTGCAACGTTAAGACCAGCGGCTTAGCGGCCACGTTGTCAGCGAACTCACCAGCTTTCACCTGACGTTCTAACATCTTCAGGAAACGTTGTTCGCCCAGCTCGTACGCTTCATGCTCCAGTGCTAACTGCTCACGTGCCAGCTTGTCCCCATAGTGCTCGCTGAGGATATTATACGGAATAGCGGCTAGTTCAATCTCTGAGAAGTCATTACGTGCAATGTTTAATGCGTTCATTGTATGCCTCTTTGTGAATAAAGTTTATCTATGGGTGCCTCACCGTTCGGAGACACCTAAGATACACCTCGTTAACCCATAAGTCTACCCTGAAGGTAGTTGTCGATTGGCAGTGGCTTGCCCATTTGTATCGCCAGGCCGGGTCCAATTTGCCACGCCAGCACGCGCTCCTCTATACTCGCTATGTCTAGCTTTAGGGCGTCTACGTGATACTGCTCGCGCTCACGTTCACGCTCCTTGCGCCACCTAGCGGCGGCTTTGACGCGGTTTCTGCGGGCCTTGTTGTTGGCCCTACGGGCGCGACACAGCGTGCTGTCACGGTCTCGCTTAGCCTTGTTGCGCTTACAGCGTTCAATCATCTTATCGCGCGCTATTTGCTCAATCTCAGCAAGCAGTTCCTCAGGTTCCATCGAGAAAGGCTCCCGGTCCCGGTCCTCTGAGAATGACACCGGGTCGGTAATCACTGGCTTGCCGTCTTTGGTGAACATGATGTTACCGCTGTGCATATCAAAGGACGCAATACCGTAGAAGAACTTGTGAATCATTTGACACGTCTCGACGAAGGATAATTCCTTCTCTGCACCGTCAACATCTCCCAGCTCTGCACCAGAGTTCTCCACAAAGTAGTTAGCAAGGTCTGCATAGTGCTCGTGTGTCTCGTTGGCGTGGCGCTTGCATGGTTCCAGCTCATCCAGAACCACCGTATAGCACCCAGCGTGACGCGCTACGTGATAGACGTTAGGAATCCCTACCCGACCTTGATGCATCCGGCAGAAAGCCACGTAGGCAGCGCCTGAGTCCTCTTTCTTAAAGCCAACCTTAATGACCTTGCCCGGCAGTAGCTCGTGCTTAAACGCTGCGCTGAAGTGCCCATTGCCCAGCAGGTTAAACCCAGCGTCTTTGGCCTTAATCTTCAGGGTTTGCCAGTAGACCTGTCGCTCCAGACCCCAATCGCTATCCGTGTCGTCACCATCGGACGTCTCGCAGTTCACAATGTCCGCCATTAGTGCCACCAGCAGCGGCTGGCGCTTGTCGAGTTCACAGATTGGCAGGTTACGGATGGCGTCTAAGCGCTCTTGCATATCGGTGTAGTTCATTTGGTTGTTTCCTTATGGTGCGATGAGTTATCGGTAAGAGAGGAGTGTGAGTCTAGCCCACTTTACAGCACCAGCTGCTTGCCGTGCGGTCATCCTGCGGTGTTTCGTCAAGATGCGCTTGGTCAGTTTATCACTGGCACCATAGGCCATTACGTGTAAAGCGGCCCGTATGTGCTTCAGGTCAGTGCGTTGCGACATAGAATATCCCCACTTTGTTAGCCTTAAAGCGGCCATTAGGTAGCCGTACAGTAAAGCGAGGCAATAAGCCCCACTTCATGTAACTGAATGATGCTTTGTGCACCTTGAGGCCCTTACGAAAGTCCCGCACAAAGTACAGGACAATCAGGGCGTACACACTAATTACGAACAGGGTTAGCATACATTACCTTACGTGTGCGATAGGTCTGGGCCAGCTGGGCCATTAGGTAGTCGTGGTGTTTACCGTGCATGAGAGCGAATCGGTAATACTTCAGGTCCTCCCGTGTGATGCCATACCGAACCATTAGACCACCTCCCAATACTGCCCGTCGATGATTGAATAGCATTCGCCCTTTGGTACATCCACTTGTTGCAGCGTGCCACCTAAGGACACTTCTTTCAAGCGTGGGTAGACCTGTGGGTATTCGCCTACATCCTCGATAGACCATAGCGCAGCCGTGTGAGTCTGTGAGTTCACCACCAGCACAGCATCTTGCGAGTAGGTCTTACAGGCCAGCCACGTCAGCTCTGCGGCTTGCTTCTCAGTGCATTCTACCTTAAGCGTGCGCTCTTCCGTTGCGTACTCCATGCCAGCCTCTTTGAAGCAGCCTTGCACGTGGGCATCACGAAGGTTACCGTATGCACCCGGATAGGTCTTAATGGTTCGTACGAGACCATTGAGCATCTTCTCGTTAACTTCTAGCGACTCATGGCCACGGTAAGCAGTAACGAACACGAATACCTTGTTAGCTGGCTCTTTGGTGTAAATCATGGTGTGTATATCCTTCAGTTGGTTAGTGGTTATCAAGGTGGCCACTCTCAGGGTGACAGGACGTACCTTGCCAGAGACCTGAATGTGACCACTAGTTAAACACTATTGTCATGGTATACATATCAGCGACTAATCCATATTGTTAAAGAGCGGTATTGCTAGGTACTTCGTTGCTAGTTGTCTAGCGTGAATCTGTGGTGCATCTTACTTCATGTTATCCGTTGAGTCAACCACTTTCGTATGTCCGGTTGATGACTACTTGAGACCTTCAGTCTAACCAGATAACTCGCGGTATTGTCTGGTCGTTGGTGACGTTGTGTCTGTCTCAACGGTTGCTAATGTCTCATAACGGAATCTGAATGTCAACACTTAAAGTTAAACTTTTAGTTAGACCTATAGTGATGGTGATCTTTATGGTGATGGTCCCTAAGTAATACTTTAAGTGTCTCCCTATAGTGTGTCCTAATAGGATTGATTGACAATGACCACCAATAGCCCCTATAGTGATGACTCACCAGATGGCCACATGGTTAACCTAAGGTATATATGGTCTCCGGTATTACCTCAGGTCTAACCTCAGGTGGCTACCTCAGGTGGTACTCAGTGGATACTTAAAGAGGGCCAACAGATAGGGACACAGAGACATCAACATATAGTATCCCAAGGTCACCCACACCCCAACATATAGTATCACCTAAGGACTCCCAAGGTCCCACCCAAGGTTAAACCGAAGGTAAAGAGGGGTACCCTAGGTTACTGAGAGTTACTGAGAGGTACCGGGGGGATAACCAAAAGTTTAAACTGTGAGATGTGCACTCAGAACTTTATGTAAAATTCTTAAAGGTAACCTCAGGTAGTCCTCAGGTCAGTGCATAGACCCGTAGGTAGACCCAGTGAATCACCTAAGGTTAACTTTAAGTATTGACTATAGAGGGATGGAGTGGTGTATGCTGATAAGCATCACTACGGAATCCCTAGCGCGTCAGGAAGACCCTAATCGCTACAAGTGAGTAGAGAGCACACGAGAGTCTCCAGTCCACTGAGTTGCTGCTGAGTAACCAGTGAAGCCCCAAGGGCACCAGCAAGTACCAGCAGAAATCGCCAAGTAGTCCTATGGCGCAGTAAGGTTAACAATAAGCGCATAGGTCCTCCTTATGTTGGCTCTTAGTGTCTTATAGTGAGAGGGTGATATTATCATCACTACCCTCTACCTTTAAGGAGACTTAAAGTGAATAACTATATGAATGAATCTTTAAGTTGTCTTATAGTAAGTCTTCAAGGGTCTCTCCCTATAGTGTGCCCTAATTCCAAGTGTCTGTTATACATGGAGTTTCCTCAAAGTGGCCTTCCGTGGCCTAATGAATCCTTATGCACAATCCTTGCATAATCACCATGCGATGAACATAGAGTCGTCCCCGTCGTCTTCCCATCGGATGTCCACACCGTTGCTACTGGTGGCCCGGAACTGGGAGATGTTACTCAGGGGCTTCTCCATGTGGTGCTCCAAGAACTCCTGAAGTACCTCAGCCTCTATCTTCACAGCGTCCTGCTGCATCGTAGAGCGTAGGAACTCGACACCCAATGCTAACGCATCAAGTCGGTCATCGTGTGCCACAGCGCCCTTCTCACGGCTCATACGGGTCATCTGGTAGAACAGGCTGTACTTCAGAGCGTGCTTACCGTCTGCGTCCCGTGCCGTCTGGTAGTCCTGTCGGATTACCTCATCGCGGATGACCAAGCGGTGACTTGCCAGTACAGGCTCAAGGGTATCGCAGATACGTACCTCTTTCATACCACGAGCACGAATCTCTTCGAGCTGCGCTGGGTGATGCTTCAGGAGCACAGGCTGGAAGACGTTACCGAACATACCGTCACCGAAGTTACTCTCGAAGACCACAGTCTGAACCTGCCACTGTTTTGCTTTCTTAGCGAGGAACTCAAGGGACTTCTCTTCGTAACCACGAGTACCACCAGCGTCCATCAGGTAGATGTAGCCGTTGAGGGTGTACAGTACGCACCAGCCAGTCTCATCCTTACCGCGACCACTTGGGTCGATGACCAGAATCTTACCCTGATACGCACCAGTGTTACTGGAGGCCGTATGGAATGAGTAAATCTCGTCACCCTTCATGCCCACGTTAGGAAGCTCCTCATTGCGGTTCTGACGGTTCGGTAACCACTGGTAATGCATTGGGGCCTTGTCCATCTGTAGACCGCACACGATAGCGTCACGGAGGCGCAGCGGGTACTTCTCGGCGTCACTGAGGTTCGGGTTGAGCATGAACTGGAGTGTGTAGCCAGCCTTGCCGTATTCCACCTCACGTTCCTGAAGGTCCATGGAGTCGAATCGAACCGGGTCGGTAGGTTGGCTGCTGAGACCCTCTTTGTCCTCATCGTACTCACTGCGGAGCATCGGTGCCAGTCGGTCGCCATAGTACAGGTCTTCCTCTTTGGAGCGAGGATACTGCGCAGGCCAAATGATGGTGGAGTACCCACGGTTGTCCTCAAGTTCCTTGTAGAGCGTCATCTCGGTCTGAGGGGTACCCAGATAGATAACACGGCTAGTCGGCAGGGGTTTCAACAGTGCGGCGAACTCCTGAACCAGCGTCCAGAGTTTCTCACGAGCACCTTGAGTTGCAGAGTTACCGGGAATCTCCACGTCATCCGCAATGATGATATCGGCACGGCTACCAGTAAGCTGACCCGTAATACCCACAGACTTAACTGACGGGCTGTGGTCCGGCTTGGCAGGGCCTACATCAAAGCTAATCACGGAGTCACGCTGACCGGGGCGCGGCTTAAGCTCACTCAGGAAAGGCAACAAGTCGATGATGTTCTTGATGAAGATGGAGTTAGCGTCCGCACGTTCCTTTGAGGCTGAGACAATCAGTATCTTTAACTGAGGGTCACGCCATAGGGTCCACACTACGAACGCACACGTGATGAATGACTTCCCGATACCACGGAAAGCCTGAAGGATAAACTTCTTGTTCTTTGGGTTCGCCAGACACTTGGCCATGTCGATTTGACACTTGGTTGGTTCCGGCAGGTTCAGGGCCTTCCAGAGCACGAAGAGAAAGGCGACAAAGTCACCCTTCAGTTGCGCAATGATTAAGGCGTTCTTGGCTTGCTGAGAGTTACTCAATGTTCACCTCCTTTCCGCTGTAGCTTGCGAATAGTGTCCTGTAGGGCCTTCTCTTTGAGGTCGGCCTTCTGGGTTATTGCGATAAGACTTCGAGCAGTTGCTTCGTGTAGTTCGACGGAACCATCAACGAGGCATCGACCGTCTGGTCCTGCGGTGACACTGGTAGGTTTGACTCTGACGCGCAGCCGCTTATTGTCGCTACGCAAATCAGCAATAACCCTATCAGTGCTGCCCTCCAGCCCTTCAAGGTCTGCTTGGTACTTAGCCGATACTGCGTCAATCGCTTTCTGAGTTTCAGCTCTAGCCGTTTGCTTCTTAACGTACTCATTCTGTACTTCCTCCTTCCATTTAGCGTCCGTAGATTGCGAACCCAAGTGCCACCCGAAGGCAAACACCATGATAGCCACAAGATACGGGACGATTCTCTTTGTGAACTCCAGCATAATGCCTCCCGTTGTTTCTCAGATTTCACGTAGGAACGCCTAGCGTAGTGCAATGACATCCATAAAGGCACTACATATAGTAGTACCTTGAGTATATCACTGTAGGGTGAACTTATCGTCGTCTGTCAGACCATCAGCACCCACCTTGGAGTTGTAAGCCTCCAGACCCTCAGCCAGTCCGCCCAAGATGTTAACGTCAGGGGTCAGCTTAGAGATTTGGAACTTATGGCGCTCCAGTAGTTTACCAATGGCGTTGTACAGCTGAGGGGTTCGCTTCTCTGGGTTCTTCAGGTCCATGAGCATCTGCTGAGCCATCTCAGTGTCTAACATTTCGAGGAACTTAATCAGGTCCATATGTTACTCCTTATTAGCTTTCTTCCAGTCAATGATTTTGTCGACTACCTTGGCACCAATCTGAACCACTGTGTAGGCGATTGCCGCGACGTAGAACCACTCGTTGAGTGAGAGGCCCCAGAAGAGCCTCGCTACGCCATCAGCCCCAGCGACCCCCGCAATGGGAGCCGCCTTGATAACTTCGTTGTTGAAGTCTAGGGATAACATGATACCTCCGTGTTACAAGAAGTTTACGATAACGTCATCAAGGATAACCTCAGCACCATCACGAACACGGAGAGATATCTCAGCGGATACAGCACCTACTGGGGCAACGCCTCGGCAGAACAGGCCACCTTGCTGCCACGCCCCGACAGTGTTCGAGAAGTTAGACGTCGAGCCTGTACCGATAGTGGTACCGTTCTCGGACTTAAAGGTTACTGTCAGGTTACCCGGTGTTGAGCCGGATGCCGCCTTATTGACCTTGTAGGCCACGAACGATGCAAACTCCTCTCCAGAAGACACTCTGACATTCTGGGTAAGGAACACACTCTTACCATCCAGAGAGGCAACCTTAACCGCCTTACCACCGCTGTTGGTATCATCCGTGACGATTGTAGCCGTCTGTGCTGGGTCGCCACCAACGTTAAGCGCCCATCCAGCCAAGTCCTGCTCGAACCCGTTATTGTAGAATCGGTTAAGTGAGCGGTGGACTGGAATGTTACCAGCCCCCGATTCAATGTCGTATGTACACGCGATTGTCTTAACGATACCCTCGCCTTCACAGAATGTTCGCACCTTCTCTGGGTTATTCACATGGAACATATAGAGGTTACCGGGGAACTTGACGGCAATGAAGATTGCGCGAGCTTTCGCCCCAACAAGCACAAGCGGTCTGGTCTGAGAAGATGGGCCGTTACACACGAGCGTTGATGACTGTAGGATGAAGCGTGCTCCGATTCCAGTCACCTCGACGTAGCGCATCCAAGAACTTTTACCGGGGTTCTCGTTGTTCCCCATGCCGTCGATGAGCAGTGAAGCACCATTCCCAGAGATAACAACCGGGGTATTGAGCACACTTGTACCAGACATGCCTACACTGAAGTTTGCACACGCAATGATGAACTTAGCCCCGTTCGAGTCGGAGAACTGAGTGTCGCTGAAGGTTATGGACTCGCCGGAGTCAATCAGTCCAGCAGGGGCGTTGAACACAGAGGTGATTCCCGTAGAGATCATGCAGTCAGATACCTTGTAGCGCCAAGACGAGTCAGTACATTTGATGCAGTTGTCGAACTTGTAAACGCTGCACCCACGGATTATACACTGACCGTTGTACTCGGTTCCGGTGGCCATCCCACGGTTACCCCAAGTCCACCCGTCGACGCCAGCCTTAAGCCCACCCACAAGCTCGATGGACTCCATGTAGTTGGTCGTGTTTCGATACATGGGTGTCGGATAGGAGCCTGTGGCGTGAATCCACAACGCAGTCGGCCCAGTGAACTCTGAGGCGTCAATCGTAGCGCGGCCTCCTGAAGTGAACAGCGAGAACTTAGCTAGGTTCACCTCAAGCGGAGTTGTGCCAGTCAGCGGGTATACCTTACCAGCCGTCAGGCGTACGCCCACAAGTAGCGTATTGGCTATCGTAAAGGAATTGCGCAGCTTCTCCTCAAGGGTGGCACCAGTCTGCATGTCCACGTTTATGAATCCTTGAGAATCCTTAAACACATACAAGTCATCAATAGCCTCTTGGATAGTGCGCCCATCCCTGAGCACACCAATGGTTGAGCCTTTCGGCTGATTCAGTCTGTCTAACATGTGGTTCTCCTTATGGTTTAACTTTCGCCCTGAAGCGGTAGGATGCGTTGTTGTCCGACTTGGTGGAGACCAGTAGGTTGAAAGTAGACGCATCGTTTGACGTAACCTCCACGGACACTTGATAGGTCTGCTGAGGGTCTGCTGAGGTGCTATTCACATCTCCCTCGCCCACGGCATTGGACCGACTGTCTACTCGTACGATTGTCGCACGAGCGGCTCCGCCCTCACGGTAAAGCAACACAGTGAGGATTGCACCATTATGGCCTCCGTTATTGGGATTGCGGATAGTCAGGTGAATATCAAACATGTCGTTATCGTAGGTGTTTACTCCACCACAGGACAGTCCCAATACAGCTGGGCTAACGTTTGCCGGACCAGTCGCTGTTGGCATTGTACCAATGTACGGCCTGCCTCCTGATATGCGAGCGACCCCCTCGTTAATCGTGTCCTCCCAACCCGGAGAGTTTATCACACGGATAACTGAAGGACGTGCTGTACCCGAGATTAGCCCAACAGTATAGCCTGTGAGGCGACTGTCACTAATCTCAAGGCGACCCTCGCTGGTACCTGCCATCCTGAAGAAGTAATCAGGCGAAGGCTCAGTGATAGAACCGCCAGTGTCATCACCGCCCACGGAGCTGTTCACCCCAATCATCTTGAGGGTAGACGACTCAAAGTAAATCTGAGCGCTTGCTGCCCCCGATGCGGCTGTTCTCGCAGAACGCCTAATGTTGACGTTAATCAGTGTCACCGAGGAGTTGCTGATACGGAACCCATAGCCGAACGCACGGTCGCACAGTTCGTTGATTACCTGAATCGAAGTAGCACCGTAGAAGTTCCAGTTGTCACCTTCGTTCCACTCGTTTCGACAGTTAGTGAACGTGTTGGAGTTCGCGCCTGTTTCGAGCATAACACCGTGGGACTTGTTGGCGTTGATGGTACACCCGATGTGGTTCCCATCTACCGTATTGTAAATCCCAATGTTGTTCTGGTTGAAGTTACAGAACTGGAAGGAGCACCCGATGTATGCGCCCCGGCGGTTACCTACTCGGTCGAATCGATAGAACCCGCACTTGAAGAACCCTACGGTTATTTTACCACCAGACTGTGACTGAATGGCCGGGGACGTGCGGTCACGACCATCGAACATGACACCCTCAGCAGCGCATGCAGTATTCCACAGAAACATGTTATCTGCACCAGCCACTTTGCGAATAATCGTACCGTCTGTACCAAAGGACGCATCACTTGTCACGTTGTAAGGCTTGTAGGAGTAC